CCTGCCAACATCTACTTGCATTGGCATGGCGAACCTGATTACGTCTGCCAGTTTGTCAAGGACGCCGCAAAAGTCATGCGGAGGTGCGACGCTAACTATGCGACAGCCAGACTGGTCGCTCACGTTTGCAGAGCAATCGACGACAACACAGCCGCGTTATCGGTTGGTCTACAACAGCCAGGCGATAACGAACAAGCGGCCGCTTTGCTCGACCATGGGCATTACGTCGTGGATATGGGTGACGGAACAATCACCCAACACAATCGCTGGCTACCAAATGGCGGCGAGGTTATTCGAGAAATCAATATTGAATTTTACGGAGGTTAATATGACTAAATACAAAGTTACGTTTGACACTTGGTATGAACTGGAAGCCGATGATGAAGACGATGCGGTATACAGCGCATGGGATATGTTGAACTCAGGCGACTTTGCGCCAGACGTTGAAGAAATCAAAGGCGCAACCCCACACGAGCATAAGTTGATTGACGAGACGCATGACTTCTTCCTGCTTGCGTTGGGTAACTTCACTTACGAGACGCCACCGCTGGATATACGCACGTGGGATATGGGTAAGGCTGACAAGTGGGTCGCAGAACACCTGTGGCAACCCTTTGAAGACTGGGATGTCAATGATGTATGGGAGGCGGCGG